ACATCTTTTGCTTATTAGGCGGTCGGGTTTTATTCCATGGTTAAGATAATTTTTTACCTGAAAAATCTTTGCTTTTCCCGGTTCTCTGAAATGGTCTTTGAATATTTCAAAATCAACAATTTCTAAATATTCGGTAAAAGATTCCTGACACTTCAAGAGTAGCAACCGATGGGCAAAGTCTCTGTCTATGTCATTGTAGTTATCTTTCAGCAGGTATGAGCTTTTCTTATTGCTTTTCGTATGGAGACGAATAAGTTCTGCAATCATTTCTTCTGAAGGATTCAACGGCAAACCTTTCAAATTTGCATTTGTTCCATATACAGATTTGAAAAACTTTATTGATTCAGCATCTGTTAAGTTGTTCCATGGTTTTTTATTTAAACATTTTGTTTCAATGTTATTCTCTGTAAACCATTTATTCATCCTACTGATAGTTGGATTGGGTACTCCTATTTTTCTCTCCAGTTCAGTAAAGGTTTTGAATGGTTTCTCAAGTAAAGCAACAATAGCCTTTTTCCCTCCCTCTTTTGCTCTCAGATATTTTTCTTCAATGTCCTCTTTTCTTGGATGTTTTGTGATACATTCCGGTATCTTAGCATCTTCTTCAATGATTTCGGTGGTTTCGGGGCTTTCCGTGGGTCGTTTCGACCCACTGGGAATCGTTCGTCGATACCTTAATCTTATGGTATTCGCGGTTATGAAATCCATATTATAATGAACATTCATTTCTTCCGCTACATGGGCGGCGGCTTTTCTTACGGACATTCCAGTCTTCTCAATAAGTTCTTTCATGTGTTGGACTAAACCATCATTGCAGATTTGACAACCGGGCGACCATGGCAGGTCTTCTATTTTTTTGTTTCTTATTGGCATTTTATTTCCTCCAAATAAAAAAGGGACATATTTCAGCCCCCCTTTTTCTTTAATGGTTAAACGAATTGAGGAAAGCGTTCTCTTTTCTTCGCTGGAAACGCAACGGCCTTTGGTGTCGCTGTTTGTCCTGCTATGATATAATTCAAGGCTTTGATTGTTGTTCCAATCCTGTTATTCATCGTTATTGATGGCCCTTGCTTCTTCAACTTTTTCAAAAGAACTTTATTCGCAACCATTCCGGGTGAATCATCGAATTCAGATACACCGGTCGTGATTTCAGTCAAAGCTCTTCTTGCTTCTTTCTTGTAAGAGGGGTTCTTTTTGTCAGCGTAGAACAGCCAAAGAGAAGCAGACTTTAAAGAGTAAATCCTGTTTGTTGATTGTTTCAGGATTCCTTTTGCTTCCTCTATAACTTTGCTAAGAGGTTCATCAAAATTATTGACAAAGACTTTTAGGGCTGTATTTGAGGATTTATTCCCTCCCGAAAAGTGTCCAATAATGAAACTCTTTAAATAATTGCTGGCAATGTAACTTTTCACTTCCGGCTCGTCTACACCTTCCATATCAAGAATTACGGAAATGGTTCTTGCTTTGGTTTGCTGGTCTACAGTCAGCATTGCGTCATTGCCAAGAGAAGGAACAACCAGCGTTTTGAAAGTGTATTCAGCATCGATACAAGCAGATAATCTGTGTTGACCGTCTGCTAGATGACCATCTTTAAAGAATCCTATGGAGGTATTATTAAACTTCCATTCTCCATTAATCATTGCCCGAGCAAGCTGGGCGGCGTGTCTTTGTGCCAATGGTCGGTTTTTTCCGCAACAGCTAACCTGAATACTGTTTGCGAGAGTCGGCGTAATTTCTGTTACAAATGGAATTCCTTTTTAAAGTTCCAATGCAAAGTTTTTAGCTTCTTCATTTGTTTCCTGTAATGCTTTGATTGTTTCAGACATAATAAAACTCCTATTTTTTTCGAGAGACTTAAACGCTCTCTTTTATTTTGCCGTTATTATTAACGGCGTTTTTCCCTTCACAATAAAGGGGTATAAATAGTTTTTTCTTTTTTGGTAAAGAAGGCCTTTAAATTAAAGCCTCTTAATTCTTTTGTCAACTTTTATCTTTAAGCAGCACAAAGAAAGGCTTTATCTTTTTTAGATTCGGTTAAGACCTTCCAAAAGGCCTTTTATTCTCTCCAGTTCTTCCTCAAGATACTCTTTGTATTTGGTTGGAACTGCTTTGTGTCCAAATTCATTTCTGATTTCATGGGAATAGAAAATAGCTTCACTCATACTATAACGGGTAGCATGTTCAATAGGTGCTACTTTGAGAGTTTTATCATAGAAGACCGGCGAACCATCACAAACAAGAATCCATTGTAGTCTTGCATAAAATTTCTCTTCATATTTTTTCAGGGCCTTTTCAATCTTTTTCTTTCGTACAAGGGCAAGTCCCCGGATAGTTTCTTTTGCTTTTTCAATTTTCATTTTGATCCTTTTTGGTTTTGCTTTCCCTCTAAAGATAATGCCTATTGATTTTATTGTCAAGGAAAGAAATTAATAAAAATCATTATTTATTGCAATACTACATATAGTATGTATATTATGGCCATTGCGCCTTCCTTGGTGCATTCTTTTTTGGTTTTTGCCCCTCCCCGTGAGGGGCATTTTTATTTCGTTGACAAAAAATCCCAATTTCTATAAATTTAGGGTTTCCGTTCAATTTCCAACCAAAACCAAAAAGGACAAAAAACGATGAGTATACAGCTGTCTTTATTCAACGGCCCCATATCAAATATCACAAATTATAGAAAAATAACCCTAAAGAAACTTACCAAATTAAAGCCTTTTACAGGCCAGTCCAAAGAAAATTCCCCATATTTTACCCGCTGTAAAATCCGCCCCAAAACAAACCGCTCAAATAAAAATGTTATCTGGCCTGTTGAGATTCTGATTCTTGACTTGGACAAACCTTCCCCCGGATACTCAATCCCGAAAGTAAAACAAGCTGCAAAGGTTCTTACTTCCATGGGACTCTCTCATTTCGTTTACCCCTCTTGGACTAAAGGAAATATTAGATGCGTTGTTCCCTGCAGCCCTGTCCATGATGAAGACGCTCTCAGAGCCGCTACAAAGTCCCTTTTTGATTCTTTCTGTAGAGCAGGTGACTACCACCTAAAATTTGCATATGAGAGCGCTACAGCTTCACAAGCATGGTTTATCCCTGTTAATGGTGCCCGAGCTTCTAACTTGAATCTCTCTGTTTACAATTTTGAAAATGTCTCTGTAGCTCCTGACTGGGATTCCGTCAGTGACGGGGGAAAGAGTGCCAAAGAGAGATTTATTTCAGATCTCAAGTCCGGGACTATTCACGCCGCTGCAAAAAACTATATTACTTGGCTGATTTTGCGGGAAGACAAGTTCTGGTCATATAAAAAGTGCTTCCGGAAAGCTGATAAATTGATTTTGAAATACTGTTCAAATCCCGATAAAATAGAAAGGTGGTTTGATTCAGAACGTGAAAAAATGTTTAACTGGTCAATAGGAAATCTTGAAGACCCGGAAAGAGCCAATGTTGAAAGTTCTGGTAAATGGATCGAACCTATCCCTTTGCACAAGAAACCTGAAATCAAGTTGTCAAAAGATATGATGCCGAAAATTCTATGGGATATGGTTTCGGGAGTTTCACGAACAATTGAAGTTCCAGAAGAACTCCCTTTTGTTGTCGGTCTCACTGCTCTTGCCGCTGTTATCCAAGGGAAGAAGTCTGTTATCCAAATCAAAGACCAATATACTGAACCCCTTTCATTTTGGGGGCTGGTTGTCCTTCCTCCGGGTAGTCGTAAGTCAGAAGCCGAGAAGCAGATGTTCAAAGCGGTTAGGAAGTTAAATGTTAAGTTGGTAAAAAGAATATTCCCAAAAATAGAAAAAGCAAAACTGGCATTGAAGATGGAGAATGAAGTAATTAAGTCCTTCAAAGCACAGCTGAGAAATTCAAAAATACCTCTTGGGGAAAAGAGGGAGATAAAAGCTCAGATTGTTGAACTGGAAGAAGAGAAGACCAGAATACCTCCTACACCTTGTCTATGGGCTGATGACATAACCGTAGAGGCCTTGGCTGTTAGTATGGCATGCAACAATAATAAAATGTCAATATCAAGCGCTGAAGGCGGGATTTTTGAGATTATAGCCGGGCGGTACTCAAACGGGAATCCGAACCTTGATTTATACCTGAAGGGTTATTCCGGTGATGCTGTGAAAATTGATAGGATTGGGAAGAAAGATTCAATAATAATGGAAGAAACCTTTTTATCTCTTGGTCTCTGTGTTCAACCTCAAATTATTTCGGATATCTCAAACAAAATGAGTTCTTTTAAAGGAATGGGATTGATAGATAGATTCTTGACCGTCATTCCTGATAATAAGATTGGTTCAAGAGAGTTGAATGGTGGGAAAATAAAAAGAGCTATTATAGTTCAGTATGAGTCTTTAATTGAAGACCTGTATAATGAAAATAATTACAGAGTTTATTTAACAAAGAGTCAGTTCAAAAAATGGCGCAAGTTGTCTCTTGAGATAGAGAAAAAACTAGGGGATGACAAAACGTCTTGCAAAAGTTGGATTGCGAAACATGTTGGTCGAGTAATGAGAATCGCAGGTTTATTTCATCACGTTCTTAGTGTTGGAGACGATAACGAAGGAAAGACTTTTTGTAATGACAAAGCTTTTGAAATGGCTTTGAAACTTGAGCCTTTTCTTTTTAAAGCTGGCTTGTATGGTCGAAGAAGTTTTGATACTCATGGAGAAAGAAAAAGGGTAGAGAAAGTAATTCAATGGATAAAGTTCTTACCTGATAATAAATTCAGTACAAGAGAATGTCATAACAAATTTTATCATTTTTATCCAAAAGCTTTCGATGTTCGAGAACTGTTACATTTCTTAGACGAATATAATTACATTGAAAGAATTTATTCAAAGTATCCTAAAGGCAAAAGAAGAACAGAAATGTGGAAAATTAATCCTCTTTTAAAGTAAAAGAACGCCTTCACTATTGTCACTAATGTCAGGTATGAAAATGGTAAAATTTGACATAAAAAAAATTACATTGCCGTTATTGTCAGCAAAGATGCCTTATACGCAAAAACACAGTTCAAAAGCCTATATTAGGTCTCTCTCTCTCTCTCTTTATTTTTTTTTATATAGTGATTTCATATACTTCCAGAAAGAATGACTTAGAAAACATGTATAAATTTGTATATGCCCTTTTTGCTGACAATACGGGCATTAGACAAAATTTTTACTCTATTGTTCTTATTGTCAGGTGTTTTCGACCACCTTGGAGTGAAAAGTCGCTTTTTGAATGATTTCAATAACTTAAAAAAGAAGCTCTTTAGAAAAAGAAGCTCTTTAAAAAAAGATAAGCTTAAATAAAAAACTTTTTAGAAAAAGATAAACTTAAATAAAAGATAAACTTAAATAAAAGATAAGCTTAAACAAAAGATAAGCTTAGAAAAAGAAACTCTTTAGAAAAAGATAAACTTAAATAAAAAGATAAGCTTAAGTATAAAAGGGAACAAAATGAGCAAAAAAATAAAAACTGCAAGTGATGCAAGGGCCTTCTTTTTGACTAGAGCAAAAGAAATTCTAAAGGATACTTTCTATATTTCCAAAAAAGCAGAGTCAATGACGCAAGCACAAAAAATGCAGTATGAGACTTTGAGCAAGATAATTGAACAGGCTTCTGATGTTCAACAAATAGATGCCCGTTCAACTCAATCTATTTTTAAGGCGTTAGCAAATGGAAAGATAACTGCAGATGAAGCAATAAAACTAATTAATATGCTAAGGCAGCATGAAGAAATTCAGACCTTAAAGAAAGGCCAAAAGTTTATGACTAAAATGGGGAAGAATAAAATATGAGTAAAGCACTTAGATTTTTAGAATCCATCCAGCATATTTTCAAACCTCCAACTAAATTGAAAATTGCGATTTTTCAAAAAGGTGATAAACTGAGCAAAGCACAGAAAAAAGAGTTGAAGAAATGGGAAAAGAGAAAAGACAATCACAAACTGATGATTATCAGCGTGAGAGAAAAAACGAAAGGTTCTCATGGCATTCAATAAAAAAAGAAATTCTCACATATCAAATATAAGAGCGTGGAGACACGTTCAACAAAAGGAGGTGATTTAGCCACCATGTTTAAAAAAGAACTAACTTGGCCTCAAGGCGAAATGTACCGAATGCTCGGCTTGAAAATTCCATTCCCACTTTTTACTGGTGGCTACTGAATGGCTGTGGAAAATCCGAAATTCTTGTGACCAATGTAATTCGCGACCTAATGCTTTTTGTAGGCTGTAAGGTCGGTTGTTACGCGCCCACACATGACTTGCTTGACCTGAACCTTGTACCAAGGGTTGAGGCTGAACTTGATTCTCTTGGGATCCTCTACAAAATGAATAACTCTAAGCATGTTATGAATGTGGAAGGAAACCGAAAAATCTATTTTCGCTCTATGGATAATCCAAAAAGGATTGTTGCCTATGAGGTCTATTCGAGTCATGTAGATGAAGCAGACCTGATGATAAATGTAAAAAAGGCCACTGAATCATGGGATAGAATCATAGCAAGGAACCGTCAAAAGTGGATGCGATTGACTAAAAGAGGGAAATGGAAGAAGGACAAGAGGTCTTTCAATATGGTCTCAGCCTATTCAACTCCTGAAGGCTACAAATTTACTCATAAACGCTGGAAAAAAGAACCGGGTGAAGGGTACAAATATGTTCAGGCCCCCACTTCATCAAATTGGAATCTTGATAAATCTTTTATCAAGAACTTAAAAGACACTTATACACCTGAGCAGTGCAAGGCATATTTATTGGGCGTTTGGACTAATATCTTTACGGGCTCCGTGTATTCTTATTTTGATAGAAGAGAACATTCAACGAACCGGGTATTGCAGCCAAGGGAACCGATTCTTGTTGGTAGCGATTTCAATTATGGTGGTTCCTGTTGTTCAATATACGTGCCGATTACACGCTTTGAACGCATGTCTGATACTGACAGAGCGAAATTGAATAAATATCGAATGTACGAAGCACAGACCACTCCTATCGGCCTAAAAATGGTCGACGAACTAACAGTTCAGGACACTGAGCAGATGGTAAGTGTTCTTCAATCTAATTATTCCAACAGACAAATCACAATTTTTCCCGATGCTTCTGGTAGTCATGGTAATAGTAATGCCAGTATATCAGATATTTCTATGTTAAAACAAGCAGCGTTCCAGATAAAAGCTCATAGGTCTAACCCGAGAATTGAAAACAGGATTAATAGTGTTCAAAGGCTCCTCTACAATAATCTTTTTGAAATAAATGTGGAACAATGTCCTAAAAGTGCTGAATCTATGGAAGAGCATGCATATAGTGAGATAACAGGCTTGCCCGAAAAGTTTACAGGCCCGGCGACAATTGATGATAGGAATGATGCAATGGGTTATCCTCCTGCTTTTTTATTCCCGATTAAGAAAGTGGTAACTACCGTAAGACAACTATAAAAAGAGGTAAAAAAATGCTGACTGATATTTTAAGGCGCGACGGAATGATAGCAACAAGAGGATTCAATTCAGAACCTGATGTTGTTACTCAATTATCAAGGACTATGAAAATATGGCTGAAATTGTCCGCACTTGAAAGGACTTTGTTAAATGGCACCAATGCTATGCAGGTAGCCAGAAAGACTTTCCTGCCAAGGCATTCCCTTGAAGAAAGAGAGGCGTATTTAAACCGACTTAGAATGTCAGTTCTTTTTAATGCCTATGCAAAAACTGTTTCTTTCCTTACTGGCCTTGTATTTCAAACTGATATTATCCTATCTGAAGCCATTGAAGAAGACGTTAAAAAATGGACTGAAGGCATTAATAAAAAGGGAGATTCTATCAACGTTTTTTCCCGGTCTGTTTTCTTCAATGGAATAGCAAAGGGCTCTACAAATATTTTCATTGATATGCCAATTAAGGATGAGTCAATAAAAACCGTCAAGGATGAGAAAGAGGCTGGGCTTAGACCATATTTCAAACAAGTAAGGACTGAGGACATTCTAGGTTTTCAGGTCGATGAAAACGGCGAATTGATACAGGTTAGATTCCTTGAGACCACTACCGAAAGAAATGGGAAATACGGGTCAAAACTTATTGTGAGGGTTCGGGTCTTGAATCAAGGTTCATGGGAACTTCACGAAATAACAGATAATGGAGGTTCTGAACTCAAAAGCAGTGGTTCTTTTAGTATCAAAAAGGTTCCTTTTGTAACCTATCTTCCCGGTAAAGAATGGTCAGCGATTACCGGGGAAACTCCAATAAAAGATCTTGCCGAATTAAATGGAAAACACTGGAGAAGTTCAAGTGACCAAACAAACATTTTACATATTGCGAGGGTTCCCATTTTGTTTGGTAGACAAATAGACTTAGAGGTTCTAAAGGCAAGTGTTAGCTCTATGATTTCGGCTGATGGTGAAAACAGCGATTTGAAATATGTGGAGCACACAGGGGCGGCAATCGCTGCAGGTGAAAGGGATATCAAAGAAATCGAAGCACAGATGGCCCTGTATGGACTTCAACAGCTGGTTCCACGTACTGGCAGCATGACTGCAACAGAGAAGAGAATAACAAGCTCAGAGGCTAATAGCTCCCTTGGTGCATGGGCACTTGATTTTGATAAATTTATGAACAGAGCGTTCACTATTGCTGCAGAGTTCATGGAAAAAGATTTTCCTATTGATGGTATCACGACCAACAAAGAGTATAACCTTGGAGTAGTGGACACTGAAGAGTTAAACGCATTGCTATTGATGAATAAGCAGGGAATTTTAACTGCAGAAGAGACTTTCAACGAAATCAGGAGAAGAGGCGTTATAAATGACAAGTTGGAGTGGCTAGATATGGAAGAGGCAAGGGAGAAAGAAAAACAGGATTCAATTGACCTTGCCGGAATGTTTGGAAATACAACCAAAGAGGAAAACAATGATGGAAGCTAAGGACTATCAAAGAAGAGCGGGAATAATTGTATTTTCTCATGAGGAAATGAAAGAACATCCTCTTGAGATTCAAAAGACTTTAATCGAATTAAAATTTTTACCTTATGACGTGAGGGTAAATCAAGAATCATGTTTTATAATGTTTGGTTGCTCTGTGTATTTTGAACCACTGGTTCAAGGTGAAGAAATCCCATACTATGAGATTCAGGTTCTTGGCGATACCTTTAAAGTTATAAGGGATAAAGAACAAATCAAAAACCAGATGGTCAATTGATGATACCAAAAGAGACTTATATTCAACAATTAAGGTTTATTGTCCAAAGGCTGATGCTTGACGGATTAGAGGACTCTGCAACAAAGGAACTAAAAGTTCTCTATGGTGATTTAATCAAAACTGCAAGAAAGGCATACGAAAACCAGATTAATTTAGTGAAAGGTAGTAGTCCGGAATTTAGGCTGAAATACCTTGAAGAGCAGTTCAATATCATAGTCGATTCAGTAACCAAAAAGCTATCAAGCAAGGCTCTTGAGTTTATTGCAATTGCTGGTTCTTATAGTTACGAATCAACCAATGACCTTGTATCATGGGATGGAAAAGTAGAGAACTTTACCAATGTTTATAAGTCCCCTGAACAGGTGAAAGCAATAGTTCTTGGTGAAACACTCGGGGGAAAAACTTTTGAATCATGGATGAACTTGGATACCCAAAATTTAAAGGCTGAGACAAAAACGGCAATTAAAGTTGGTCTTGCAAACGGCGTGGGATATGACAAACTTGTCCGGTCAATGATTAAAGATCATTCTGCTCAGTTTAAATTAGAGAAAATTGAAGATAATATAATAGCGCTTGAGACCGTAGTAAAAACGTATATCCAATCCGTTAATATCTCAGCGCACAAGGAAATCTATTCAAAGAACTCTGATTTGATTAAAAAAGTAGAATGGTCTGCAGTCCTTGAGAATGGCAATGTGAAAACCGGGAAAGGGACTTGTCCACGTTGTGCCGCTCTTGATGGTCAAGAATATAAAAACCATGAAGACGCTCCCCCTTGTCCTCTTCACCCACGCTGTAGGTGCATGCTGGTTCCTATTACAAAAACATGGGACGAACTCTTTAAGGATGAAAGATTGAGTGAAAAGAACCTGAATGAATTGAGGGAAACCGAATGGAAAACTGAGAATCTTTTAGGGAAAAAATGGAATGTTCGAGACTTGGATACAAGGCGAATTCAGGAATCAGACTGGAAAGGGTTAGCAACCAGATTGAAGAATGGGAATGACTATTCCGATTGGTGGGAAACAAGGAATAAGTCTTTCAGGGATAATGCTGTCGGGCCTGTTCGGTCTGCATTGATAACGGAAA